CCAAGTGGCGCTGGTGGCACATGGAATAACCCTACTTTCGAAGGCGGTAAAGGTGGTTCTGGCGGTGGCGATGGCGGAGATGCTACATATCAAAACACAACTTCAGGTAAGAATGGCGGTAACTACGGCTCTGGCGGTGGTGGCGGTGGCGCTTGGTATGGTTGGGGCCCATGTTCAGGTGCGGGACAAAATGCACCGTCGGCTATAAGAATTATTTGGGGTTCAGGCAGAGCATATCCTTCAACTAATACAGCAGATGTGTAAAGGAGATAAAAAATGACTTTAAAAAACGCAACACCACCTGAAGATAGAAAATATTATACTAAGATTATAGACGGGCAACCTATTAATAATATAGTCGAAGATGAGTTTGACTTAATGAATTATAGAAATATTGATGTGCATGATCCTTCTCTAAATTATCATTTAGTGGATTGTTCTGCTATGTTTAATAATGATTTTGAAAATTCTCTTTTACCTTATGAAAGACTGGCAGAAACTACAATAGAGTTAGTTGATGAAACATGGACTCTTGTTGAAAATAAGACTGAATTAACAGGAGAACCATTAGCTGAAAAACAACAATTTGTTGAACAGCAAATGACTTTTGAAAGAGATGCACAAGTTGAATTAGCAGAAGATTACGAGTCTAAAGAAACAGATCCCACGAAGAAAGCAACTTGGCAACAATTTATAACAGATTTGGAAGATTGGACTTTTGATCCAGATGACAAGAATCCTGTATTACCCCCAATACCTGAAAGCATTAGACCTGGGCCGCCAGACGCAAATTAATTAAAAGGAGTTTTTATGACCATATTATTATTAATTTTAACAAGCATTGTTACATTATCATCTTTAGTATGTAGCTTTGTTCCTACAAGTCTTTTACCAGATGACGCTAAAAAAGTATTAAAGATTTTAGCTTTAAACTTTAACAATGTTCATTACGACTGCGACCATGACGAGTAATTGTTATGAGTGGTCTATCTGAACTTGAACAAGGCAAATTAATAGAAGCAGTCGAAAGTCTTGAAAAGCAAGTAACAAGATTAAACACAAGACTTGATTCTCTTGAAGGGCAAATGAAGTCAGGTAAAGGCATTGTTATAGGTATCTTTTTAACGGCTAGTGGTATATCGGCTGCCGCCGCCACAATGTTTGGAAAAATGCTTGGGGAATAACAATAGACAAAAAGGAAGAATAGGAGAATTGTTTGTGTGCTATATTCTTGAAAAATTTGGTTATCAAACAGCTTTTGTTGATACGCAAGGTTATGATGTAATTGTTAATTACAAAAAAAGACCTATTCGTATTCAAGTAAAATCTGCTCTCTCAAGAGATTACAATAGAAAAAAAGGTGGTAAACCTAGATATAATTTTGCTACTAACATTGGTGGTGAAAAAAGAAAATACACAAAAGAAGATGCAGATATTATCGCTTTATTTGGTTCAGACCATGAAACAGTAATCTTTAAGCTAGTTGATGAAATAAAAACAAAAACACATAAATTATCTGAAGCACATTTTTACGATAAGTCTATAATGAAACAAAGTTTTGAGAGGTGTTTAGAATCATGTTCGGTTTAATCGGCTCTTTATTAGGATTCGCTAGTTCAGGTTTACCAGCCGTGCTAGATCATTTTAAACAAAAAAGTTCGCAAAAACATGAGTTAGCTTTAATGGAAATGGCTGCTAAACATAAAATAACTGTAGCTAAAGCAAAAGCAGATGAAGCCGAAATATCAGGTGTATATCAACACAGTCAAACAATTCAAAACAATGCTAGTAAATGGATAGTTAATTTAAGTGGTCTTGTAAGGCCTACAGTTACCTTTGCAATATTAGGTTTATACTTAACTGCAAAAACTTTAGCTGTTGTCCAGGTGTATCAAAATGGTGGTGATTTACATGAGTTTTTACCAGAAATATATTCAGAAACAGATGTTGGTATTTTAAGTTCAGTTGTATGTTTTTGGTTCTCAAGTAGAGCAATAGAGAAAATGAGAAAGTAATATAATGGATAAAATTATTGATGCAATAAAAGGAATAATATCGCCAGAACAATCTTGGTCAGCTTTTGTTATGAAGATTACAAGTCTTATAATTGTAGCTGTAATTGGATATATAGGTTTTCAACAATATCTTAATCTTGGTGTTGAAGAAGATAACGAAATTCCAATAGTAGAAGTGTATGAAAAAGACCCTGAGAAAAAAGTTAAAGTAGAAGATTTAATTACTAAACTTCTAAGGTCAAATAGAGATATTGAATCAGTATGGTTATATGATTGGATAGATGCACGAAATATAGTGCCTTTGTATAATGAACCTAGAAATAGCGAAGATTTATTACCAACAGGATATTTTATGGAAGGTGATGAATATGTGATTGGTCATTTTGTTTTAAGTCAATGCACCTCTTTAGATAGAGATGTAGTCAATACAGCGTGTCCTATTATGTCCTCAGAAGATGCTTGGGGTGTTTTGTTAGTTACCTATCAAAACGATACAGCACCAGACTTAAAAACGACTAAAGCAACAGCTATGAAAATATCTGAAATATTATATTTGATTGAGAGATAATAATGGTAGAAAAAAGTTTAAAAGTTTCAGATAATTCAGTTATAGCGATACCACTAAGAAATTTAATTGCTATAATTGGAACAGTAGCAGTAGCAGTTTGGGGTTATTTTGGTGTTTCTGAAAGACTAAACTTCATAGAACATGAACTTGATTTACAAATGAAAGACATAGAGTTAAATAGTGAATTTAGAATTAAATGGCCAAGAGGTGAGATGGGTAGCCTACCAGATGACGCTAGACAAGATATGAAAATAGAAATGTTAGAACAAGAAGTAACTAAATTAAAAGATAACAGAGATGAAGAATAATGCCTTATGTTGAATTAAAAATACCAAGTGGAGTTTATAAAAATGGAACTGAATTACAAGCTAAAGGTCGTTGGCACGACTGTAACTTAGTTCGTTGGGATAATAATGCTATGCAACCAGTAAAAGGTTGGACTCAATTAGGTGCTAATACAACAACAGGCAAAGCAAGAAAAATGGTTAGCTGGACTGACAACAATAGAAACAGAAGATTAGCTGTAGGAACACCAAACAAACTTTATTACTATACTATTGAAGGGCAACAATACGACATAACACCAGTTGGTTTTACCACAGGAAATGATGACGCTGTTGAAAATGTTTCTTATGGTAATTATGTTTACGGAACAGGAAACTATGGCACACAAAGACCTGACCATGGTATATGGACACCTTGCACAACTTGGTCTTTAGATAATTGGGGACAATATCTAGTTGGTTGTAGCACAACAGACGGAAAAGTTTATGAGTGGCAGTTAGGCAACGGAACTGTTGCTCAACAAATAGCTAATTGCCCAACAAGTAATCAAGGTATAATTGTTACGGAAGAAAGAGCGTTAATGCTCTTAGGTGCTGGTGGCGACCCAAAAAAAATACAATGGTCTGATTTAGAAGATAATACAGATTGGACACCAGGTGGCACGAATCAAGCTGGTAGTTTTAATCTTAATGGTCATGGTAAAGTAATAACAGCAATAAGAACTAAAGGACAAATACTTATACTTTCAACTATTGATGCCTATACCTCAACTTATGTTGGTTTACCTTTTGTATATTCTTTTGAAAGAGTTGGTTCTAATTGTGGAGTTATTTCAGCAAACTCAATAGTAGCTACTGATACTTTTGCAGTTTGGATGGGTAATGGTCAGTTCTTTATGTATGACGGACTTGTTAAATCATTACCTAGTGATGTTAGCGATTATGTCTTTAGCGACATGAATGTTAGTCAAAAAAGTAAAGTATATGCCTTTAACAATTCTCAATTCTCAGAAATATGGTGGTTTTATCCTAGTTCTGATAGCACAGAAAACAATAGATATGTTGCTTGGAACTATAAAGAAAATCATTGGACAATAGGTAACTTAGCTAGAACTTGTGCAGAAGATGAAGGTATATTTTTAAATCCTGTTATGATTGGTGCTGATTATAAACTTTATGAACACGAAACTGGATATTCATATTCAGGTGAATCAACAAGTGTTTTTGCTGAATCAGGGCCATATCAAATAGACCAACCTAACGGAAGATTAATGAATGTATTGCAGATAATACCAGACGAAAAAACATTAGGTGATGTTTCTGCTAAATTTAAAGTTAGAAACTATCCAACAGGAACAGAAACAACATATCCAAGTAGCGGATCTTTTACTTTAGCCAATCCTACAGATGTAAGATTTACTGCAAGAGAAGTTAAATTTAGAGTTGAAACTGCAAGAAACTCCGATTGGAGAGTTGGTAATATGCAAATCTTTATAAGGTCAGGTGGGGGTAGAGGATAATGAGATTACCACTACCAACTCCAGAATATAACTCAGGTATTGCTCAACAAACAAACAATACTTTAGAGCAAGAAGATAAAAAAAATTTTAAAAAAGATACTGATATAAATATTAATGACGGAAGATTAATTTTAAAATCTCCTAACGGAACACGATATAATATAACAGTTGATAATTCAGGAAACATTAGTGCGAGTGCGATATGAATATAGAAAATATAGAAAATTTTGAAAAAAATTGCCAAAACATACAAAAGGCATTAGATTATGGAAAGAACAGTCATACTCTTGATGATGTAAGAGAAAGTATAGCCAAAGGAGATATGTTTTATCATTCTCTTGGAAACTCCTTTATCATTACGGAAGTTCATGTATTTCCACAATATTATAATTTACACGGCTTTTTAGCCGGTGGTCATACAGAAGAATTAAAAAAAATTATGCCTTATTTAGAACAAAAAGCTAAAGAGGTTGGCTGTAAATATACAACATTAACAGGAAGGAAAGGTTGGGAAAGAGCTTTTAAAGATGTTGGCTATAAACCAACATTTTACACATTAGACAAGGAATTATAAAAATGGGAAAATCAAAATCTTCAGGTGGTTCAGAGTTAGATCCAGCAATCCGTCAAATGATGCAAGAAACCTTTAACTTAGGTAAGGGTGTTATAACGGAAAGTAGGCCTGTTTTAGATGCAGACGGAAACCAGATTATTGATTATGTAACTGGCCCAGGTGGTTCACGAATACCTATACCAAGAACAACAACAGGACTAAAACAATATCAAGAGTATGAAGGAGATAGATTTGTTGATCCTGATACTTATACAACTATTGGTGAAAGAGAAGCATTAAAATTTTTAGGTGGTAATGAATTTCAAGAAACAGACCGTTTAAATAATTTATATGGTCAGATGACAACAGCTGCGGGTTACACACCTCAAGATGTTACCTCAAGAGATGTTACCTCAAGAGATGTTACTTCAAGAGATGTTACAGCTGGACTAATTGATGCACCAGACGCAATAGCAAGAACTATGGTTGCAGAAGAAAGGGTTGCAGATCCAGACGATATAACTGCAAGAGAGGTATTAGAAAGAGGGTTTGATATTGAAAGAGTAAGTTTACCTGGAACATTTACTCCTACAACATTTGCAGATACAAATTTAGATCCCTATATGAATCCATATAGGCAAAATGTTTTAGATGTTACTTTAAGTGATATAGAAAGAGGTAGGGACAGACAATTATCTGATTTACAAGCTAGGGCAGCTCAAGCCGGAGCTTTTGGTGGAACAAGACAAGCTGTTGAAGAATCATTAATTAATGAAAATGCTTTAAGGGAGCTTGGCAGACAATCAGCTTTATTAAATCAACAAGGTTTTGATGTAGCATCACAATTAGCATCTCAAGATATTGGGATATTAAATACTGCTGCACAACAAAATATTGATAATTTAAGAGAATCACAAAGATTAAATCAAGCAACGGATTTAGCAGCCGAGCAATCAATGTTAGATGCTGCTATGGAAGCACAAAGATTAAATCAAGCTAGAGATTTATCATTAGGGCAGTTTAATACAGAAGCGGCTCAACAAGCAGCTTTAGCTAATCAAGCTGCTAACCTTGAAGCGCAAGGCATGAATCAGGAAGATGCTTTTAGAGTGGCTTCAGCTAATGTAGATAATATATTTAGACAACAATCAACAAATGTATCTAACACACTTGAAGCAGATCTAGCTAATCAAGCATCATCATTAGAAGCAGACTTAGCTAATCAAGCATCATCATTAGAAGCTTCTTTAGCTAACCAAGCGGCATCTCTTGAAGCTGCTATGGCAAATCAAGATGCTGGTTTATTAGCCAATCAACAAAATATGGGTGGTTTAATGGACGCTGCAACATTAGCTTCAGGAGCTACGGCATCTGAGTTAGGTAGGTTTGGTGCTATGACAGATATTGGTGATAGAAGGACAGCAAGAGAGCAACAAGACGCAGATTTTAAATATCAACAATTCTTAGAAGCTGAAGAATATCAAAGAATGTTAGCTCAGTTCTTAGGCGGATTATTACAAGGTTTCCCAACACCAATGAGATCCAAAAACAGTCAGCGTGGATTGACATTATTTTAAAGTAAAAGGTTATTAATATGGCAACAGATTATTCAGATTTATTATTAAACCCACAAGATAGATTGTTATATCAAAAGTTTTTACGGTTTAGTGAACCACAACCTACCGGTGGCGGTGGCGGTGGTTCTGTAGTCCCACAACCTCAACGACCAACAGAATTTGATAGAAGTGTTTTACCTACAAGCCCAGATTATGAAAATCCAAGAACAGGCGAAATAGGCCCTATAGCAGATTTAACTAGACCAGCTGTTGTAACACCTACATTAAAGGATTATATAGTAGGTAGGCCAGATAATCCTAATACTGTATTAACAGATGAAAAAGTAAATCCAATCGGCTCATTTATTCTTGATAGATTTAATGCAAAAATGGGTGTAACAAGAAAAGATTTAGATGAAGCTGAAAGACAAAGGATAGCTAGGGAATATAGAGAAGATCCTATTTCTATACAATTTTTAGACAATAATGAAGTTGTAGATTTAGGATCTAGTAGAGCTAATTTACCAAGAGCTATAGAAGAAACAACTAATGTTCAAAGACCTTATAGAATTATTGGTTTGGCGGGAGATTTTGACGGTTTAAATAATTATGATGATAGAGTAAAAAGACTTCAAGATAGTCAAGATACGCAAAAAACTTTAAGAGATATTACAGAAAGACAAGAGGGTTTTAATACTATACTAGCAACAGGATTTGCTCCTGGTGGGCCAACAGCTTCTTCTGATATTGGATTGATTTTTGCTTACATGAAAATACTTGATCCTGGATCAGTTGTTCGTGAATCTGAATTTGCTTTAACTGAAGATAAAACACCTTTTTTTGAAAAAACTTTTGGAAGAAATTGGAGAAAAATAGTTACAAAAGAGGGTGAATTTTTAAGCCCAAAAACAAGAAAGAATCACATAAAAACTGCAATAAACACTTATTACAAACAAATAGAGTTATCTGAACCTAAACTAGATTTTGTTAGGGAAAGTGCCTTGCGTAGAGGTGTTAGACCTGAAGATGTAGTAGGGCCAGATCAAAAAGAAATTTTAACAAATCAATTAATTATAGATTTAAAAAGAGCAGCTGTTCCTGGAAATGGTTATAGTGATTCAGATATATTAGAAATAGTTGATGTGTTAGATGTTGCAACGGATATAAAAAATTCTGATTTAAGAGAAATATTAAAAAATACAGGGATTACTATGAATAAAGATAATTCAAATTACAATAATACAGATGAATTTTTAAAAGAGTTTTTTCCAGACGAAGATGAGGAAAAATTAGATGAGTAATCAAAAAAGACAACAAGGTTTTAGTGTATTAAAAAATGTAGTTAATAGACAAGAACAACAAAGACAAAATGAAGAATCTGGCTACTTTGCAAATTTAGCTAGAACAGGGTTAGGTCAAGGCGTAGCTTTTGGTTTTGGAGATGAAATAGAAGCCGGAATTGGTGCAGCTTATGATAAGTTTGTAAAAGGAAAAGACTTTACTGATAGTTATGCTGATAGAAAGGAAAATATTGATGAAAATATAAGTCAATTTAGAGAATCAAATCCTGTTGCTGCTTATGGATCAGAAGTTGTTGGATCTATAGGAACAGGAGCTTTAGCTGTTCCGAAATTACTTGCTAAAGGCGCAACAAAAATTAGCAGTAAATTAGGAAGTAAAAAAGCACAAGATAAATTAAAAGACGCAGCAGCAAACACTTATATTCAAGGTGCTGTATCAGGTGGATTGTATGGAGCTGGAACAGGAGAAGGATCTGTAGCTGATAGAGCTAGTAACGCAGCTATGTTAGCTGCAGCTAGTCCTGTTTTACAAAAAGGAATAACAGCTGCAACTCCTGTAATTACACAAGCTGGTAAAAATTTATTAGAAAAAGGTATAAAACCAACTGCATCTCAATTATTTAGTGAAGGCGCTTTAAAAGGAAGTAAATTTATTCCGGCTGTTGCCAACCAATTTGAACAAATGATTAGCTCATATCCTGGTGTTGGCCTACCTATAGCAAGGCAAAAAATTAACGCATTAAGGAATTTTAATTTTTCTATAGTTGATGATGCTTTAGAACCAATAGGAGAAAAAGTTACAAGAAATGATACTGTTTTAGGAAAAACCGCACAAGTAATTGATAAAGTTACAGGCGGTAAAACTCAATTAGCAAACAAACCTTTTGCTCAAGGGAAACCGTCATTTGGTGATGTTAAAAGAATTGATTCAGAAAAAGCAATAAACTTTGGTGTATCAGATGCTCTTGAAGAAGGTTTTGCAAAAGTTAATGTTTTCTATGATGATGCTATAAATAGTTTAGGTAACATTACTACTGATAACGCAAAAGCTATTACTAATATTACAAAAAATATAGCAACAGATTTAAGGAAGGTTGGAGTAAAAGCAGATGAAGTAAATAAAGTTGTTAAAAAAATTGATAGCATTATGGACGGAACAATATTTAATAAAACAACAACAAAAGCTACTAAGAAAAAACCAAAAATTACAAAGAGAACACCAAGAGAAGATTTGACGGGACAAAAATTAGTTCAAATTCGTAGAGAAATTTTAGATTTAAAAAAGAATAGAAGGGTTATACAAGATGAAGATACCATTCAATATTTAGATGATTTATTAGATCAAATTAATAAAACTTTACCTAAAGGTGCTTCTGAAAAGTTAAATCAAGCTAATATGTCATACGCAAGATTAAAAACAATGGAAAGAGCAGTTGATAAAGGTTCGAGAACACAAGGTTTACAATCTGGTGAGAAAATTATGACACCAAGACAGTATAAAAAACAAGTTGAATTAGACGCTAAAAAAGCTGGGTTACAAAAACCTAATACACAAACAAAAGCGTATCAACTTTCAAATGATGCTGATTCTGTCATGGGATCAAGTTTTCCTGATAGCGGAACAGCATCACGATTATTGTTGCAAGGTAATATACCAGGTGTAATTAGAGATGTATTACAAAGATCCGCTGCGGCAGTTGCTGGGTATAATCCAGTTTCACAAGCGATATTAAGATCTACTCCTGGAGCGGTAAGACAAACAGTAAGTAGTCCGGTAGCAGCAAGTGGCATTTTAAATACTTTAAAACCACAAGATATTCAATTAGAGCAAGAAGATAATTCGTTACAAGGTTTATTAGAAAGGAGAAGATAATGAAAAAATTATTAGTTATATTACCATTAGTATTTATTATTGGGTGTGCTGGACACATATCTATACAGACACAAACACCAAAAGATACTGATTTAGAAATAGTAATTAAATCAAAAAAACACGAGAATTAATATGTCAACATCTTTAATTGCAAAACCAATTAATACTATGATGCAAAAAGCAGTAGCGCAAAAAATGCAAAGCAGATTGGGTGATGATCAGGAAGATGCTGTCAAGATTGCTGAAATACCAGCTATGTATGCTAGTAAAGTTAGGGACATACCAAGTAATATTGGAACGCAAGTTCGTAATATACCGCAAAATTTTAGCAAATCTGTTGATGAAAGAGTTAATGCTGTTAGAAATTTAACGCCACAAAATGTCGGCAAATTTGTTATGAACCAAGCTCAAAAAAAAATAACAGATATTGCTAATCCTGTTCAGACATTTCAAAGAAAATTTGCTGAATCTGTTAGTAGTCCTAATCCAGGTAAATATAATCCTTTAAATCAAATTAAAGCGACAATGCCTGAAGCTATGGTAAGAGAAGGTATGCCAAAATCAAATGCGGCTATGATGAGAAATTTTACAAATACGGTAAATCCAAGTATGCCTGAAGCGCCTAAAGATATTAACAGAAATAATGATGACGAATTGTTAGAATTTTTAAAAGAATTAGATCTTAAAAGAAGCTAATTATATTTATCTAAATTCTGAAAATGATCTAGTTGAATATTAATATATTTTAAACCTGAACTTATCTGTTCCGTTTCTTTTACTAATTCTTCTGTTTGTGGTGTAGTTACTGATAAATCTTCTAAACGATCTAAACCTTGTTGATATAAATGTCTTAGAACTAAGACAGTATTTTTATTAAACATTTCATTTCTAATTTTGCTCATAATATTCTTTCCTTTCAATTCATAATATTTTGATTCTAAAAAAAATCTACAGGCATTTTTAAAAAGCTGTTGATATGTTGTGGAAAAAATAAAATTTGATTCAAAAACGAATCATAATAATTTAATCTGCGGACAAGGAGAGAATAATGAAAATAAAAATACCTGGAGTATATGAAAATTTACCTATAGAAGTTTACCATGCACAATCACCTTTAGGATCTACGGGTGTAAAACAAATGCACAATGGAACTATAGCTCATTATAAATATGGTGAATTTAAAAGTAAGCCACATTTTGATATTGGAACTGCAATTCATGTCATTTTGTTAGAACCTGAAAATTTTGAAAAAAATGTATTAGTCGTAGAAAACAGAAAGACAAAAGAATACAAAGAATTAAAAGATAAAAAAACAGGCAGTCAAGTTATAGTAACAAGATCTGAATATGATAAAATTATTAGATTAAGAGAAAAAGTATTTAGCAAAACAGAAAACAACAAAATTTTATTAAGTGATTTTGGAGTTTCAGAAAAATCTGCATTTGTTAGATGTCCTAAAACAAACCTTAAATTAAAGTGCAGACCTGATAGAGTTATAGAGGGAGAGTTTTCTGATATTTTAATAGATATAAAAAGTTGTCAAAGTGCATCTTACGATAAAGTTGTTTATGATATTGCTAAATATGGCTACCACATTCAAGAGGCCTTTTACCGTTATGTTTGGCAATTAGCTACCGGTAAAGAAATTTCAAGATTTCTTTTTTTATTTGTAGAAAAAGAACCCCCATTTGCATCATGTATTTATGAAATAGAAGATTCATTTGTTAATGAGGGAAGGGCTTGTATGGAACGAGTCTTAGATCTGTATCAAATGGCAGAGTTAGACGGTGTTTATAATGATTTTCCAGATGAAATTGTAAAAGCTACATTTCCACCATATCAATATAAACTTACTGATCCACCAGAAGAACAGACATTAGTTTTAAATCAACCATTAAATTTAGAGGAGATATAATATGGCATTAGGTGTAATAGATGAAAACGAAGGAAATGGCGATACTTACGATAGATTAAAGTTTAACGCAAAAGAAGGTAAGTATTTTCATTCATACTACGATAGGGAAAACAGCTCTAAGGAAGAAGAAGAATTTACTGATAATTTTAGAGCTATTGTAGATTTTAACGATATTGATGTTGGTTGGGCTGATTTTTCGGGATCTGAGCCAAGTGTTATAACAGTAAAATTACCGAATCAATTACCAAATAAACCAAGTGATGATCACAAAAAATATGCAAATGTAAAGCTATACAATTCTAAATTTGGTGTGGTAAATTTTGGCAGTAGTGCGCAAAGTGTATTGCAAAAGATAGACGAACTACATGACGCTTATACAAAGGCCAACAAAAAGGAGTTATTACCACTTGTTCATTTTAACGGTGTAACCGAACCTAAAAGATTTGGTAAAGGAACAGTAAAATTACCTATATTTGAAATAGTAGGTTGGAAATCCCGTAAAGAAATGGAAACTGTCATTGGTAAGCAGACAGAACCAAAAAAAGAAACAGCACCGGTTAAAGAAGAATCGGCTGCAAAAAAAGATTTAGATGATCTTTCTTCTGCTTTTGGTGATGATGATTTTTAATTAATACGCATCACAAGTGGGTGTGTATTGATCGGAAAGAGTAGGGAACTTAACAACAACTAAGTTTAATTCTCCCCTCTTTAGTCCTACTCTTTCCAACCCCCTTGTATGCTGAAACACGAAAAGTCTGAAATAATGATTAATTTGTTTTTTGTTTTTTATATCTCCTTTGGAAACTTTTTGTTTGAGGGAGATAACGAAATAGTTATGTGTAGAAGGAACTTAAATGCCGAAATTACAATCCAAGTCTAAAACAACATTAAAAACAGGGTTAAGAGCAGATCAAGATTTATACCCAACACCGAAGTCTTGCACAGAAGAATTATTAAAAAGAGAAAAGTTTGTAGGAAGAATATGGGAATGTGCTTGTGGTCTAGGCGATATAAGCGAAGTCCTTTTGGACGAAGGACATACTGTTTTATCAACTGATATTGTAGATCATGGTTACGAAAATCTAAGTGCTATTGCTGATTTTTTACAATGCACCTACAGCGAAAGCATACCAAGAAACATTGTTACAAACCCACCGTTTAAATATGCAAATGAATTTATTAAACATGGAATAGAATTAACAAAACCTCATAACGGTAAGTTAGCTTTATTTTTAAGATTTAATATTGCAGAAGGTCAAAAAAGATACCATGAGATATGGAGTAAAAACCCACCAGCTAGAGTTTGGATCTTTTCAAAAAGACAAACATTATGGAGAGGGAAAGAAAAAAAACCAAAAGGTCGAAGTGGAACAACAGCTTATGCTTGGTATATTTGGGAAGGTGGAACATCTCCTGGAGATACAAGAATGAAATGGATAGAGCCATGAGTTTTGACAGAATAATTGTTTTAATAATGACAAGCATTTTAGCTATGGCATTTTTTATGGGAGCTTTCATTGGATAAGAAATATATAGAGGCCATAAAATTCGTATCTCAAGAATTTTGGGGTGAACCCACTTTAAAAAATGATGATGAATGGCGCTTTGGTAATAAGTTAAGTAAAGCTGTTAATTTAAAAGACGCTACATATTTTGATTTTGAGGAAAATGAAGGTGGCGGTTTAATTGATTTAATAACGAAACACAAAAAATTACAGGGTAAAGATTTATCTGATTATCTATACAACAATTTTAGAATAGGCGAACAACAAAAAGAAACTAAAAAAGAAACTAAGGTTGTTGAGGAATATAACTATAAAGATGAAAACAATAATATTGTTTATCAAGTTATAAGATTAGAACCGAAAAGTTTTAGACAAAGAAGAATAGAAAACGGCAAAACTATTTGGGGGTTAAATGGTATAGATCCTTTACCTTATAATTTACCGGAGATCCTAAAAGATAATGACAAAACAATCTTTATTGTTGAAGGAGAAAAAGACGCAGATAGGTTAATGGGATTAGGTTTTCTTGCTACGACTAATAGTGGCGGCAGTAAGAATTGGAAACAAGAACTTAACAAATGGTTTAAAGATAGAAGGGTTATGTTAATACCTGATAATGATACTGCTGGATATGAACATATAGATAAAATAGCACAATCATTATTACCTTTTACAAGCTCAATACATCTATTGTCATTAGCTGATAAAGTTAAAGACAAAGGAGATATTAGTGATTACCTGGATAGTGGTGGTGATATGGAAGAACTAATATTGTCTGCTGTTAATTATGAGAAATCACCAGCCAATGTTTTTCAAACAATGGCTATTGATGATATTTTATCTCTAGGTAATCAAAACTTTTTAGTAGAAAATCTTATGCCGGAACAGGGAATGGTTGTGCTGTATGGCCAACCAGCTAGTTATAAATCTTTTGTTGCTATTGATTTATGTCTGTCAATCAGTTCAGGCATGGATTGGCAAGGTTTTGATAGTGGTAGGGGTAAATGTTTATATATTGCAAGTGAGGGCGTAGGCGGTCTTAAAAAGCGTATTAAGGCATGGTTAATGAAGAATAAACCTGAACAAACTCCAGACTTTCATGTTCTAGCTCAAACTATAAACTTTTTAAATCAAGAGGAGTTAGATAAGCTAATTAAAACAATTAGAACTATCGGTGATAATTTTGAGTTAATTGTTGTTGATACTGTTGCTAGAGCTTTATCTAATGCTGGATCAGATGAAAACAGCGCTAGTGATATGGGTTCTTTTATTAGCGCTTGTGATTATATTAGACAAGAAATTCAATGCACATTGTTAGCTATACACCATAGCGGCAAAAACGAATCATCTGGTTTAAGAGGATCTAGCGCTTTGTTAGGCGGTGTTGATACTTCTATTAATTGTCGATATGTAAAACCTCATGTTTATCTTGGAGTAGAAAAACAGAAAGACGCTGAAAGTATTGAGGAGATAGCTCTTAAAGTAGAAATGAAATCTTTAATTAATGATACTTCTGTTACACTTGAAAAAGTTAATGATGTCGAAAACACAATAACATCAAGCAAACCAAAATTAGGTGCGAATCAAAAGCTAATTTATGATATTGTGGTCAAAGCCCTTGATTCTGATGTAGCTAAAACAGAATGGATTAATGCTGATTGTGGCGAACAGACTTATGTAAATATATCTGTATTAGAATTTTATGCTATGGCTCAATTAACAGAAAAGACAACAAGCCATAAAAACCAAGCATTAAAAAGATCTTTATTAGCATTACAAAACAAAGAAATCATAGGTATATGGAACGATAAGGTTTGGTTAGTATGAAAATAAGTGAAAATGTAAAAAACCCAACATTAAGGATTTTAAGTTTAGGAGCTGGTGTTCAATCTACCGTTATGGCTTTAATGACTATGACAGGAGAAATAAAAGATAAACCAGATTGTGCAATATTTTCTGATACAGGAGCAGAACCTAAAAATGTTTATGAACATTTAGAATGGCTAACTAAACAATTAGATTTTCCTGTTTATATAGTATCAAAAGGTAATTTAAGAGATGATACAATTAATGGTTTTGTATCTAAAAACGGAAATCACAAATTTGCGACTATACCATTTTTTTTAAAAAATAGCGGCATGGGTAAGCGTCAATGCACTAATGATTATAAAATACAACCTATATTACAAAAAACTAGACAACTTTTAGGAGTTAAAAAACATAAAAGAGTTCCAAAAGATACTATTGTTGAAACTTGGATAGGTATATCGCTTGATGAAATAGTCAGGGCAAAAGAAGCAAGAGAGAAATGGAATTATAATAGATTTCCATTGTTAGAGCTTGAATTAAAAAGACATCAATTAATTAAATGGTTTGAAGAACGATACCCTAATAGATCATTGACTAAATCTTCATGCACATTTTGTCCGTTCCATGATGATAAAACTTGGAGAGAGATGAAAAAACATGATCCTGAAAGTTGGCAAGATGCGGTTAAATTTGATAAAAAATTAAGAGATAGAGATAGTAAATTTAAAAACGAACAGTTTGTTCACAGATCATGTGTTCCTCTTGATGAAGTTGATTTAGATAATATTGAAGATAAGGGCCAATACACATTTCTTGATGAATGTGAGGGAATGTGTGGTGTTTAAATGAGAAAAGAAATTAAGGATAAAAAAGTAAAACAACATTTTATTTCTGAGCTTGATGAAATAGCTGTAGAAATGGAAAGGGTGTGGGGATCTGGTGTTCTTGAGCAATTAGCAGATGAAGAAATATTAAAGAAGTTTAACAACGCTAAAGCAAAACTAAACAAAGCTATAGATGAAGATGTAAGTCCTGAAATTATGGTTAAAGTGTGTAACAACATGAAGAAAGGTTGGTTAGCAATAGATAAGTCTGTCCGTTTAGCCGGACATAAACCACCAACAGGAGAATATTTGACAGCAACATCTCAAAATGGAAAAGAGTTTGTAATTGTAAAAAATGACGCTGAAAAAGATAAAGTCTTTGATGCTATCGGTGGCGGCATTATTTATACAACCGTTGAAGTTGCTGATATTTTAGAAACCTTAAATGATGTTAATGAATGTAAAAAAATATTTCAAAAAGCTAAAGTAACTAAATTTGATTGTGTAGAAATAGAAGGAAGAAAAGTAAAAGTAACAGGCCACGATAAAGATAAAAAATATTATGAACCTTTTGATGATGATGTGCCGTTCTAATGTTGTGTCCTGAATGTCATAATAAAAAGAGTAAGGTTATTGAAAGCCGCAAGACAGATGATACTATAAGAAGAAGAAGGGAATGTATTACTTGTGGTCATAGGTTTACTACACATGAAGTTGTGTTTGTAGATACAGAAATAAAAAAACCTATGGTTAAGATAAGAAGAAAGAGCAAGTCGAAAAGTTACGAACCCGTTAGATCCAGAAAAACAGATAGTTTTGTGGTGCAACATGATGACGATACCCAAGAATTTATAGAAGGATATTTAAAAGGGAAGTTATAATGGTAACAAAACTTATATTAAATTCTAAGATTAACCAGGAACGGAAAAGACGGGTAAGATTAGAGCTACAAGCCGAATCATTATTAAAGCAGCTTATGGTTTATGAAAAATTTGTTGCGACAATAACAGAATTAGAAAGTCCAGACGGACACTTTGGCAGATTAAGAGCGCCAATAGTTTTAGAAAATATTATTAAGGATTCAAAAAAAACAGAAAGGAAAATAAAAGATGTCCGACTCCAAGAAAAAGCCAGACAATTATAAAGTTGATGCAGATGATGTCGCAGATGAAGAATTTGAAATAGTTGATGTCAATGGTGAAAAAGGTATTTTAACTTTAGAATTTGATGATCTTGTTAAGGAACAGAATAAAAATATATCTGAAGAAGAACTACAAGAGATAGCAGATAAATTAATTATTAGTATGTTTGGTGCGCCTAAAGATGAACAAAACTAAATTAGATGATTTTTTCCCAATGGAAGAATATGAATGTGTCAGCATAAACAAAGAATATTTAATTATAAGTAATAGAAATAGGGAATGTATAAAAATAGCTATGACACAAGATCTTCTTATAAGATTAAACAAAGAAATAGCTGTTGCTTTAGTGGAAGAAAGTAATGACGATAAATATAATTCAAGGTAATTCTTTTAAGAAATTAAAACAAATTGATGATGAGTCAATAGATTGTTGCATAACATCTCCACCTTATTATGGTTTAAGAGATTATGGAGAATCAGATCAAATAGGCCAAGAAGATACATACCAAGAATATATAGAAAACTTAGTTAATATATTTGAAGAAGTAAGAAGGGTTTTAAAATCTAACGGAACTCTTTGGTTAAATCTTGGAGATACTTATTCATCAGGGAAAAGAAGAACAACAACAAACCAAACTATTAGAGGTAACACTAATTATGGGGTTAAAAGAGCAAAACCACAATTAAATATAAAACCTAAAGATTTAATGGGAATCCCCTGGCGGGTTGCTTTTGCTTTACAGGAAAAAGGTTGGTATTTAAGACAAGATATTATATGGCACAAACCTAGCCCTATGCCTGAAAGTGTAAAAGATCGCTGCACAAAATCCCATGAATATATTTTTTTGTTTAGTAAAAATGAAAAATATTATTTTGATAATGAATCTATTAAAGAAAAATCTAAATATCCGAATGGGCCAAATTCTCCTGAAAAGGTTAAAGCTGTTCAAGGTGTTTACTCAGTAAATCTAAAAAAAATAAAAGGAAATGCAAAAAAAAATAAGAGATCTGTTTGGAGTATTAATACTGTTCCATTAAAAGATGCTCACTTCGCTACTTTTCCACCTAAGTTAATAGAGCCAATGATATTAGCTGGTTGTCCGGAAACAGGAACAGTTTTAGATCCTTTTGGCGGAGCTGGAACAACAGCTCTAGTAGCAGATAGATTAAATAGAAATGCAGTATTAATAGAATTAAATGAAGAATATATAGATATTACTAAAAAAAGATTACAAAAAGATAATTCTCTTTTTTTAGAAATAAATAAGGAATAATAATGTATAATACAAACACTATGTCTAAGGAATCAAAACCAAAAGTTTTTAAAATTGATGAACATGAGTATATTGATTTAATGATAGATAGTTGCGCTAGGGTTATTTGTTTTGAATATGAAACAAAGTTTTGTAGCTGTAAATCGCCTAGTGAATGTCATGGCAGCGCATCTTTTCTAGAGTCTGCTATTTCATGTATTGGTATCATTAATGAATTTGGAAAGAATGTTTTGTCTTATGAAATTGATAAAACAAAATTGAATTAAAAAATGTTTGACAAGAAACTTCAAAAAAAAAGATTAAAAATCTGTATGGAATGTGAAGCTAAATCTGAAACGAAATATGGTTATATTTGCAATCATTGTAGATGTTTTTTAAAAGGAAAAACCTTATTAAAAGGTAGTTATTGTCCGAGAGATAAGTGGTAAATGCGACCTGATTATTACATACTTCAAGATATTTTAGATAAAAATGAAATAGATTTTATAACTAAAGAAGGTATGAAAAATTTAGAAAAAGCTACAACTTTTAAACCTAAAGGTTTATTTAAAAAAGATTTTACAAGAAGAAATAAAGTTTCATGGTTTCGTAAAGACGAAAACAAAGATTTAGATAAAATATTAAATAGAATTGTAGATGTGTTATTTAATGTTAGTAAAGATTTTTATAATCAAAAATTAAATAATGTTGAGCCAATTCAATTTACTCATTATAAATTTTTAAATTACTATAGTTATCATATAGATTCTAACCCATTACCAGAAACACCTAATAGAGTAATATCAGCAACTATTGAACTTACTAATCCTAAAGATTATATTGGTGGCGGATTGCAATTTAAAAATCATTCTTTTCCAAGACCTAAATTAAAGTCAGGAACTATGATTGCTTTTCCCTCATTAATGCTTCATAAAGCGTTGCCTGTTTATTATGGGACTAGAAATTCTTTAGTATTATGGGCTGGTTTAGAGGATAAAAATGAATCAACCTAATCCATTTGTAGATTTTATTAAAACTTATAAGAAAGAGCCAACTCTTTTTTGTGAAAATGTTTTAGGTATTTCACCAGATAAATGGCAATCCGAACTAATGGAAGCTATTGTTTCTGGTGAAAGAAAAGTATCTGTTCGTTCTGCTCACGGTGTTGGTAAATCTTCTGTTGCAAGTTGGATATTAATACATACTTTACTTACACACCTTGATTGTAAACTTATTGTAACTGCTCCAACAAGTGGTCAGTTGTTTGATGCTTTGTTTGCCGAACTAAAGAAATGGATTGGTGAAATGCCACAACCATTACAAGACTTAGTTGATGTAAAAAGTGATAGAATAGTTTTAAAATCAAGAAGTGCTGAAGCATTTATATCTGCTAGAACCTCAAGAAAAGAACAACCTGAAGCGTTAGCTGGTGTTCATAGTCAAGGTAAAGTTATCTTGCTTTGTGATGAAGCATCAGGAATTCCTGAAGAAGTGTTTGAATCAGCGGCCGGTTCTATGTCAGGACATAATGTTCACACAATTTTATTAGGAAACCCAACAAGAAATTCTGGTCTATTTTATGATACGCACCATAAATTAAAAGGTGCATGGAAAACTTTTCATATATCTGCTTTTGATAGTGATAGAGTGTCAGAAGAATTTGTTGAAGAAATGGCTATGCGTTATGGCGAAGAAAGTTCAGCATATAAAGTTAGAGTATTAGGCGAATTTGCAGAAGAAACAGATGACACTATTATACCTTTAGAGTTAGTTGACTCAGCTATACAAAGAGAGATACCTAATGACCATGGTATATCTGATACAATATGGGCGTTAGATGTAGCAAGACATGGTGCAGATAGTTCAGTTCTTGTTAAAAAACAAGGCAATATTGTAACTGAAATCAAAACATGGAAGCGTTTAGATTTAATGGAGTTAAGCGGTAGAGTTCAAGCTGAATTTGATACTACAGAGCCAGAAAATAGACCTATGGAAGTCTATATAGATGTTATAGGAATGGGTTATGGTGTTTTAGATAGTCTTAATGCTATTGGTAGATTAAACGCTGTAGGAATCAATGTGGCAGAAAGCCCTAGTCAGAAAGAAACATATATGAATTTGCGAAGTGAATTATGGTTTAAATTTAGGTCATTTTTAGAGGGTAAAATGTGCAAATTACCTGCTAATGAATACATGATTGCTGATTTAATTAGTGTTAAATATAAATTTACTGCTGGTGGTAAAATACAAGTCGAGTCAAAAGACCAAATCAAAAAAAGAATTGGTCGCTCACCAGATGTTGCCGATGCTTTAGTTTTATTAATGGCAGGTGATGCTATAGCTTCTCGGTCAGGTTCATACGCAAGAGATTGGAAACAACCTTTAGTTAGAGATATTAAGGGTGTTGTTTAATTGTTTCTTAGTTTACAATAATCACTACATATAGAAAAAACTTTTATTTTCCTTAGCCAAGCAGATAGTTATTTCAACTTTCCTTTCCTTCCACTCGTAAGACTTGGCTAAGTTTTTCTTACCCATAAAAAAAACAAGAGCAGTAATTAAACTGCCCTTGTTCGTCAACATTTATTAAAAAGGTGTAAATATTATGAATTTACTCTAACAATCTACTTGTTTGGAACATAAGTGTCAACTAAGTTGGTTAATATATTCTTTAGTATATTAACAAAAATAATTAGCGATTGAGAAGCTGGAACATTCTTAATCATACTTACTAAAAATGTTTCAGAAGTGTAAGCCATAAAAAACAATTCTTGTTCATCTCCCATGGCTCTATACTTAGTTCCTATCTTCGCTAAATCTTTTTCAATTTGCTTTTGTAGTTCTTTTTGTTTCATTACATTACCTCTTGATTGATTGCTAAACTTTTTTCATATTCTGCTGAGTCAGTTAATATTTTATTAACTGTTTGATGCGTAATTTCTGCTTCTTCATACATAGAATAAGCAGCCGTAACTGATTGTGCTATAACTCTTAAAGATTTACCCTCACTAGCTAATTTTTTTATTAAAGCAACTGCATCATCTAACCATACGCATTTTATAAAATCTGCGTCTTTGCCTTTGCCCTCTTTTCTATAACCATAAGGAACTTTACCGCCCATACCATTCTTTACTGCTGGAAAGTCGTGATAAGCAAATTGCCTTTTTCTTTTTGTTCCAGTTCTGCAATTCTCTTTGACTCGTCTAGCATATTCTTTAGCAAAAACGGCGTGTAGTGATGCTTCAAGACCAACTTTGCTTTTAGCTATGTTGCCTGTGTTTGGCACAATAACATTAACGCCTTTAACCTTGCAGTCATAAATAAAGTTTTCAAAGATTCTATTATCCCTTGCGAGTCTATCAATGTTAGATGCAAAAATATAATCCCCTTCTTTTAGCTGTAATAATTCTTTGCCAAACTTTCTATCTTTAAACTCTAATAGACCTGATATACCTGAATCATCAATGACTTCTGGTTGTGTATGTGGACTAATATCTTTTGACTCTTTCAACTTGTTAATTTCAAGAGTGTTTACTTCTTTCTGATTGTTTGCTGATTGATTATCTATCTGTGTTTCAGATGATAGTCTTATATAACTAATTACTCTCATTGTTATCTCCTTCTACATTAATAATAATTGCGTTTCTATATCGGTATCATTTTCATAATACTTACTTTCTTCCTTTGGATAATCTAATGCTTCATATCTCATTTTAGATTTTATTAATTTTTTATCTCTTTTATTTGCTGTTATATATACATAACGGTGTTTTTTACTTACCTCTACATACTTATATTTTTCAGGTTCTGCATCTACATCGGCTTTAGATATTCCTCTTGAGTGTTTAAAGCCGTCTTTTAAAGCCCATTCTTTTCTTTTTTTTGATTCACCTGTGTAAATAAAATTAGTTGCTTGATATACATAACCATTATGATTTTGCCCTGTATCAGCATAGCTTACAACAATTTTTGGTTTAGGAAGTAATCTTAAAGATTGTCCAACTAAAAACGATGCTTCATTTTTTTTGTTATTTATTAAAACTAATCTATTAAGTTCAAGAACTATTAATCTATATTCTTTACCAGCAATAGCATCACATAAATCAGGTGTTCCTGGCATACCATAAGTAACAACTCCTACTAATTCGTTATCTTGATATAAGCCATAAGCATATTGAATCATTCCAGGAAGTCTTTTGGCATAATGTATGTTAAGTATAAAAGACTTTGTTTCTTCTTTTTTAATTCTCATTACTTTATAATTTTTCATATTTATTTTCTTTGCTCTACATTAATACATTCCACTTGCTCATGCTTTGCAAATGGCTTTGGTGCTATTGCATTAAGTAACACTAGCATCAACACTACAAAGACCAACTGCAATTTAACTTTCCAATTAAACAGTTTTTCTTTTTTTTCTTTCATCTTTTTTTATATCCTTCCTTAATCTCTTTTCAGTTTTACTTCCTTTTATACTTCTAAAAAATTTATCAATATCTATAGTTGTTGGTCCATAAGCACCCATTACTTTTTTCTCCACATAAAACGAAAGCATAAAAAATTGCGTATTGCGTATTTAATTATCTTAATCATTTAATAGTTCTTTTAAGTTCTTCGGCTCTAGCTTTAGTTATATTGCCCATTTTAACCATTCTATCCAGTAATTCATTTGGGCTAACAATGGCGTCATTAAGTTTAACAAAACTAGGGTTTTCTTTAGCGAACTCCTGTTCCTTATATTCTTCAGCTTCAGCTTTTATTTGTGCTGTAACTTCCGACAATTTACCTTTGTATGTTTTAATTAATTTTCTTGTCATGCTATCTCCTTTTTGTTTGTTGACATTGTAAATTTAGAATATGGTTTTTGCCATATTTTATGACTGCAAATATTCTTGTATGAATCACCGCAGTAATATTTATTTTCTAAAGTTATGGTTGGGTCTGAATAGTTAATAATTAATTCAGCATCTAAAATAGTATAGCGTTTTATGTTCTTTGGTTTTATAACGCCTTTATAACAAGCGTTACCTAAAAACTTTATACTATCTTCAGCAAAGTTTTTATAGTTTAACAATTCATCTCTAAAAAACTTAGTTCTTTCTTGAATGGTTGTTTTTTCAACAGACGCTTTCCATTCAGGGTCAATTCTTGCCTTTTGTTCAAGATAATCCTCATCAGGATATAATCTATCTAACTTTACATTAACCTCAATGACAACTGGGTCAAACTTTCTTTCTGCTACATCATAGGCACATAAAGCAAAGTGAGGTGCATAGCTATCGGTTAAATAAATCATATCTTTACGGCTTGGAAATTCTTGCCAATTAGATTGATTGTCATGCCTTGGCTTCAACCCATTAGTTAAAATATCATCAAGGTTTTTAGTTGTTGTTCCGTGATATAATGTTTTCATTATCTCACACCTTTATTGGCTTTTCTTTTTAATTTTTTGGTATTAACTTTTGCCCAAGAGCCACTAAATCTTTTACCTAATTTCTTAATGACTCTTGAATTATTTTCTAACTTAAATCTCATGGTGTCCCCTCACTATTTTTAATTCAGATAAATTAGGCCTTGCTTCACCTCTTGGTGTTACTTTGAGATATAATTTTCTGTGCATAGAATTGTGGTATTTGTTAGCATCATTAATATTGGTAAAATTCTTTACAGTAATATTACCAAGCCCGTCATTTACTAAGACTTTTAATCGGTTATTTTTCATAATAATTTTCCTTTCCTGTATGTAAATTATTCTTGATTCGTGTAATTGTCAACTTCAGTTTGGTTATCTTGAATAAATAGCCCAAATTTGATTTCCACCATCAATAAACTTTCTTAAATATTCAAGCATATAATCGTTGGGGTAAAGGTTATGATACTCAAAACCATATTCTTCCGTTACTTTATTAATAAATTTCACAACAGCTTCTTCTGATTTGCTTCTAAAAAAATCAATTTCATTAGAACTGTTGCCTTCCTCGGTTAATGTAGCTTCAAAATACTTTGAACTTTCATCTCTTTCACCTTTGGTTATTGTTAATATATATTCCATAATATTCTCCTTTATGTTGTTAGACTTAATTGTCTAGGACTAGGGTAAATAATACCCTAGTTTCGGTTACTTAAACCTCATCAGCTAGACTGTAAATTTTATAATCTCCTTCTCCGTGTGGGTCGTATTCAAACTTATCTAAAAGTTCATTCCATTCAGAAGCATAGGGACCTGTTTGATAACTATCATCAAGATAATCCCAAAGCATACCATTAACCGATAGCCCTATATTTTCTTCTTCGGTATCAAGCCATACTGAAAATAAATTAATAGATTCTTTCCCCGGTTCTCTTTTGTTGATATGCAATAGGTTTCTTCTAAGACCTGGGTCTCTATTAGCTTCAATCTCTGGTAAAGCATCGGACAAAGGTTTTTCTAATAACTTATTCAGTTCGTTATCTTCCTTAATCTCCCACCTTGTAAAGTCTTCCAAGCTATTTAGAACCGCTTTAAAAACTGGCGCTAATTGATGATTGGTATTTATATTAAATAATTTTAAATATTCCATTATTTTTCTCCTAAATTTATATAATTACTAAAATCACCAAGTTCATAACTAACCCATTCGCTTTCATGGTCATCATTCTTAGCTTTTTCGATAGCTTCTTCTTTTGATTTAGCTGGTATATCAATTTCAACATAATCCTTGCGAACGGCTATTATTTTATATGTTTTTTCAATCATTAGTCTTCCTCCCCTATTTTAATCATAGCATCAACCCAAGCGTCTATTCTGGCTTGGTCTGATTTATCACTTGGTAAGTCAAGGCATGATTGTATGCCTAGAACTATCAAAGCTATAAAACAAGAGGCGAAGAAAACACCCCAAGTTATTAAAAATGTTGTTATAAAAGTTTCCATAATATTTTCCTTTTTTGTTGTTGGCTTTATTGCCTAAGACTAGGTCAGTTAAGACCTAGTTTCGGATATATAATCCTCGTCAGTTAGGCTGACTTTGATACCTCCTTTTCCTGTTGTTCTGCTAGGCATGAATTATCAATAATGAACTGACTGGCTTTAGATGCTTTGGAGATAGCTTTCACAATGTATCGGCTATCTTCTCTGTATCTTCTGTTCCAGCTTTTAAGATAACTAGCATGGTTCATTGGTGGACTTACTGTAAGACCAGTATGACCTGACATAAATACCGCTGTAAATTCCGCTATCAGTTCCTCAAAGGCATATTCGTCATCGCCGAACATATTGTTGAAAGGTCTTTTGAGTCTTGATTCGTGACCTGTGCTATGTCCAATCTCGTGTAATAATGTTGATTTATAACTATGGTCTGCCGTTACGCCATTATCAAAAAAGGATGACCTTTCTGGCATTCCGATAAAGTCACCGCTAGGACTGTAAAACGCTCGGTTGCCACCTTCTTTTAGTTCGATATTCTGACTAGCTAAGTATGAGTCTATAACCTTTTGGGTTAAGTCCATATTAACCGTCATATCGGTTGGTCTTTTTCTACAGTAAGGTTCGCAAGTATCACCAAGTTCTCCTGATTTCATATTAACAACCTGACTTGCATTAAAAACGCTATAAACCTTATAAACAAAGTATTTGACTCTTTGCTTCATAACGCCGTCAACCTCTACATCTTCAATAATTGGTGAAGAAAAGATAATTGCGGTGGATTTTTCACCCTTCTGAACTTTAAATCCTTTGGATTGCCAGTTCTTGAAAGTCCCCCAATAATCTGACTTAAAATTATTTTGATGCTTAACCCAAGGTAATACTAAAGCGTTATAACCTTTATACGGCGTGCCGTCTTGGTTCATAGCTTGACCATCTGACCAATTCTTTGACCAGTGATTAGAACCTGGCTGGTTCATCATCTCAATAATATTTTCGGACATAAATCGTTCAACCTCTTTTTTAACTGCTGAACCTTTAAGACCTTTGATTTGTAATTTATTCATAATAACCTCCTATAAAATGTAAAAATAAATAAATGTTGATTAACTATATCCCACAGCTTGTTTTTAATGTCAACATAAACTGAAAGAAATTTACATAATAATTTTAAATAAATAAAAATAACTGTTGATAACTTTGTTGATAACTTTTGAGATTGCATTGGTTTTTAGCGTTTGCAATCTATTATGTATAAACTTTTGACTGATTGCATTATTGCAAATGATTGCATTGGTTTCTATTTATTTAATTAAATCAATAGTTTAGAAGATTGCAAGATTGCATTTAATAACTTTTATACTTTTAAACGCTCATAAAGATTGCATGATTGCATTGTTTCAATAGCGTATATATACGCTATGAAATGCAATTTGCTATTTGAGTCAGTAATTGAATCTTTTATTAAATAAGATTATATTATGAATCTAATTAATTATATAAGGACGAATCACAATGGCAGGACAACCGATAACAAAAAAGGCATTAAATCATTTAAAAGAAATAGGTCTTGAGTCTTTAGACGCTCGGCTATTAGAGGCTTTAGCCGAAGGTTATTCATTTAATCAAATTATAAAAGGTAAATGTCCTTTACTACCTGACTTCACTAGACCAAATAAGGATAGTTTAACTTGGTCAGTATTTTATAAATATCTGGACTTACCTCGTGATTCTTTTAAAGGGGACTTTAAAGGAGAGGTTATGCGTGTGAGAGAGGTGGCACAAAAGGAAATGGCACATAAAACAATGGAAGAGGCTATAGAGATAGCCGACGGCGTGGACTTAGATAGCGACTCAATTAATAAAGCGAAATTACAGATTGATACTAGGAAATGGAAAGCTGGTTCTTATAATTCTCAGTTCAAAGCTGGTGGCGGAACAGATGTTAAGGTTAATATATCAACTCAGGACTTACATTTAGAGGCATTAAAGATAGATAAATAAATTGTCTATTTGCTACAGCACATTGACACAAATAATAAAAGTCAATTAATTCAATAACTTAACCATTATTGAAAATCAGCGAAAAAGCCCCCCCTTCGTTTAAGTGATAGTGCATGATATAGCTTAGATACCCACACACTAACTTGAATATATCGCTAATATTAGACAGACCCCCCTCTTACTTTGTTTGTTTCTATAACTACTTTGCGAAAAATTTTTAGAATCATTATAATAGATAGCAGAAACACTAGATATATAGTGTCAAAATAAGGAATCCTATATGGTTACGAGATATGACGCTCAACATGATGTTCAAGAATTGTTGAATAAAAATAACGCCACCAAAAAAGAAACCAAAAAGACTAATACTAAAGTTTCAGAAAAAAAGAAGAAAACAAATGCAGTCTGACGATATATACGAAGCACAAGATGTAGATGATATGTCAGGCGAAGCAACTGGAGAGTTTGATAATGGAACACCGTCTGAAGAAGAACTACAATCTATTGTGGGTTCTGCTCTTGATGACGCTGTTGATTTTATTGACAACACAATATCGCCCCTCAGGGCTACGAGCATTGACTACTATCAGGGTAAGCCATTCGGAAACGAAGAAGATGGGCGAAGCCAAGTTATCTCACTTGATGTTCACGACACTATCGCAGACATACTACCCAGTCTTATGCGAATATTCTTCTCAAGCGAAAATGTAGTTGAGTTTGTTCCTTTTGGAAAAGAAGATGTTAAACTAGCTGAACAAGCCACAGATTACATAAACAGAATAGTGTTGCAACAAGACAACGACGGTTTTCCAATTTTTTACAATGCGTTCAAAGATGCGTTGTTATGTAAGAACGGAATTTTAAAATATTACTGGGACACAACTTATCATGCTGAGTATTACGAATATTCACGATTAAGTGATAACGAACTTACAGTATTAGAAGCAGATGACGAAGTAGAAATAACAGAAGTTGTTTCATATCCTGACCCTGCTTTTCCACAACCTGAAGCAGTTGTTGAAACAGAAGAACAAATAGAAGAAGTTGTTCCTGAGTTAATGCAACAAAGCATGATGACACCACAACTGCATGATGTGAAAGTTACAAGAAAGAAAGAACATGGTTGCGTAAGAGTTGAATCAGTTCCACCAGAAGAATTTTTGATTGATAGAGATGCGACTTCAATGAATGACGCATATTGTATTGCTCATAGACGATATTTAACTGTTTCTGATTTAGTGGAAATGGGCTACGATTATGATGATGTTCAGAAGTTTGCTTCACCTTATGAAACACAATTAG